TCCTTACGCGGCTTCAGTGTCAGAGCCCCATCCGATTGGGTTATGTATTGCTTAACCGAACCATAAGTGCTTTTGTCAACGAGTTCATCGAATTCTGTTGGACCAATAATAGCGCGAGGCTCATAGACCTTTTCCTCTGGAAGTACCATCAATAACGCGGCTTCGGCCTTTTTAGGATCAGTCCAGTGTCGATTCCCGCGACGACCGCGCTCCAACTGGTAACCATCAATAGTCTGTCCCTGTAAGGCTCTGCGAAGCGCCTCAGCACGAAAATCCTTGCAAGCTTGTTCGATCTCATCGAGTCGAGCATAAATCTGGGAAAGTGCCGCGTTATCCAGCTCATGTTTCTGAATCAACGGCGCGAACATATCGACGATATGCTTAGCCCTAGCCGGACATCGACCGCGAACGGGGCACCAAAAGCATTGCTCTTCGCCTGCATTGAGATGCTTAGCCGGATCAAACTCCACGTTACCGTGAAAAATGTCGTATGCTAGTTTGGCTACTGGCCGTATGATGCTAACGAATCCCTCTAACTCCTGCCTGGAGTAAGTCCATTCGTCATAGTGATTGATCTTTGGCTGATGGATGCAGAAGCGTAAGGCGTTGATGGGGGTGACCAAATCCATCTCATAAAGTGCGGCGGCAAGATACCCCAATCCCTGTAGATTATTTCGTGCACTAATTGATATGTACCCATCTTTGAAATCGTGTACGGTGAGCACGCCTACATGCGGCACCCCGTAAATTTCAACAGCGCCTTCTCCATCTAACTTCACAATATCAGCGTGACCCTCCTGATTGGGTACGCCGTAGATAGGAGAAGTGTTTAAACGTCTCTCACTCCACATTTGACCCGGTTCACCATTAACCTTGTCTACGACAGACTGAATCCGGGCAACTCTATCCTTGTCCACTACGAACTTAAACGAACCAAAGGTTAGTTCCTGGCCTAACCATGTCTTGGCCGGATTCCCGGTTTTAAGGCATTGTTCCAGAATCCAATGCGAACACGAGCCACTTGCGTTATATTCCGCGTCCACCTCAGGTAAACCCTTGGAGAGATACGGTGCGCCTACGCAGCGAGACCACGTTTCACACTTCGAAGGCGCCAAAATGCTATGCGTCGTACCGTCAGTCACTCGCGCCGCTCCGAAACATCCGCCGCTCTAACCAACACCTCTGCTCCTGTTTCAACCCAGAGAATGCGATATACGCCACTTTGGCGTTGAATGACTACGCCCGGATATCGATCTGTTAAATGCTCAGACTTGACCCATACTTTAGCTTTGGGAGCGAAGTAACGTTGCTTTTTAGGTTTTCGCACTTTCAATCTCCCGTTGTAGGTCTCGAATAGCTTGGTTCAATGATCTGATACCGTATTGGTATAGCGGTGCAATCAGCCGCTGCGCCGTGCTCATCAGTAATTTGGCACGCAGGTTACGATCATAGGGCATCTGTGCTTTAAACTCCGCTACGTGAGCGTACAGCTCTTCGTCATAACGAAATTCGGGATCTTTCAAATACTGCTCCCACCATCGTTCAACCTGGGTAGCACGAAAGATCTCTCCTGCGTTTCGTGTTTGCCGTCGCCCATGAACTTCTTCATGCGCAAGCAATGGGGGAGGGATGACTGCACCGGAAGGGTTATAGATCGTATCACCGAAAGCGAACAACACGCCGTGCCCTGAGGCCTTCGGAAATACTTCTACGATGCGATTAAACATGGGAGGATTCGCAATTTCAATCTTCAAATTAGTCTCCAGTTTCAAAGCTTGGCGCTACCCCGGTTTTTACCTGTAGAATTCCAATAACCGTGGAATGCGATAGCGCCAAGCTAGCCTTGCCCACGCCCGCATGCCCCTTTACTTGCTTCACGCTTTCTACCGAGGCATGCGGGTGGAACAGTTCATTTACACCAGTGATGCGCCAGCCTTGACCTGTTCTGCGGCAGCAATGGCGGCATTGGTTTCATCCAATACCTTCTGCCACTGATCAGGAGGCAATTCAGAGCAGCGTGTTACGCCATGGCCGCTCAGAATCTTCACAGCGGTATCACGACTATATTCACCGGCCAACTTGATAATGGCGTCTGTCGCCGACTTCAAAAGTGTGGCAGGCGGCTGCTGAGGCGCCGGAGACGACGCAGGCGACGTTGGGGCCGGCGCTGCCGTAGCAGCGGGAGCCGACGTTGCTGGAGCGCTCGGAGTCGCCTGCGTCGATTCGGTTGTACTCTTTGGCTTACGGCCGCGTTTAGCCGGCTCACCATCGGACTGCTCCACTGGAGCCGTTCCATCTTGAGCCGCCGTGTTGCGATCCAGAGCGGCAATCAGTTCATCAATTTTAGATTCGATAGGCACAAGCGACTCCTGTAGAAGTTAGATATGAGCTTCAGTTGAACACGGAAGAGTGACTTCAAGAATCTTATCCGCTGGAATTTGTCCAAGCAGATTGAGTAAACCGGCTAGCGTCAAATCTTGTATGTGCTGAGGAGCCAATTCACCGGTAGATGTAACGAAAATTACTGAACCGACCTGCCTGCACTGATCGATAATCAGAGCGCTGACATATTTGACTGAAGTCTGATCTGGAACAGCAAGATTTGAGGCCTGAGATTGTTCAGGCAAGGCCGTTTGCGCTACGGCTGTTGTAATATCCCAGTAGCCGCCTATCAGGACCAAGACAGCAGTGAAGGCGGTTAGAATCGATTTCATGGCTCCTCCGAGTTAAAGTGCTACCCTCGGCCCAAGGGTTGTCACACTTTAACCCGGATGTCAAGCCCTATTACTAGGCTCCGTATCCAAGCCCCGAAGGATGCTCACCGTACCCGCGCATAGACTCTTGATAAGCCCGAAGCACGGGATCCAGCTCTTCACTCCCCCTCACGGCATGTGTCGAAACCCAGGTTCGCGCCGCTGCAAGAATCGCCCGCTTCCGTTCCAGCGGCTGTTGTTCCAGATACTCCGAGAAATTTATCATCGCTACTCCTCAACCAAGTGGGAATTCGGCACAAAGCTAATACGCGCCGCGCATGTAGCTCGCCCCGCTCCACGAAAATCAATCCCGCATTATGCGCCGCCTTTTCTAAAGCATCCGCGTCCCCTTTATCGACAATCTGCAGATAGACAATCACGCCAACTCCTCGCGCAATCTGCGCTCTGATTCGACCTTCGCTTGGCCGTGGTAGGTTACTTTGATAATCGGAAAAGGATGCTCACGTTCATACTGCCATCGTGCTGCGATAGCATCGGCTTCCGCTCGTGCCTCTGAGCACATCTTCAGCCAATGGATATGATCATGCTTACACACTTTTCCATGACAGTAATCGCAGACCAATTCATTAGCTTGCGGCATAACGAGTACTCCGGGCTCGGGCATGTTTGTTAACTAGCCATTCGTTATAAGCGAAACGGCAGCCCAAACTACTTACCCCTTGTATAACTACTCCGTCCATCACCGACCATATTACCCAATAACCCACTCCTTCCCAACAATATTTTGCTCTCGGTTTCATGAAGAAGTGCCTTTTGTAATTTCATTCCAGCCGAGGACCTGTTTGACTGCGATCTCAATGCCGCTCGTAGATGCTAGCGTATAAACTTTGGGCGGTTCATAAGGCTCATAAGGCGTAGGCTCCTCGCGTTTAAGTTGGCGCGATTCATCGAAACGAAAGTCGTCAGCGTCGATCCATGAAGGGACTATCATATCATCTTGTAAAGAGGCATAACAACATACGCCCACAAACGTTGGGATAGGTATACTGCGGTGCTGCGGTTCGTAGTCGTGGAGCTGTCTGTGAATGGCCCGTATCACATTATTGACTGTTTGTCCACTAGATACTTGGTCGTCTACAATCACGTACCGCGATCCTAGCGTCCCTTCCACCAGATTAAAGCTATGGCTCCCATCCCTAGGCTTCCGAACCACGGCGATATGCTTCTTCAATCGCTCTCGCAAGGGCAGCAAAAGTAAACAACCACTGACCCCTGTCCCTACGATAGTGTCGTAATCATGTCTAGCTAGAATAGTTTCTATAAACCCTAGCAAAGCGTCAGTACACAGGAAAATATCCTTAAGATAGGTTGCGTGACGAGTGGTAACGACGGCGTTCATTCCTCATCCTCCTCTTCAGTTTGACCTTCAACCATCATCTCGCCATGCTCGGGGCAGTGCGGCGCTCCGACATCTAACCATTTCTGGGTTGTACGAACAGTGTAGCCGCAATCCGCGCACATGCATTTGACAAGTCGTGAACCCGGTTTCGTGCCCTTCTTGCCACCGTCTGTATCCAGTTGGGCGTGAGGATACTCAGGGAGGCCCGTCAACCACGCACCGATACGCTCCTTGAGATCGGGTCCGCATGGAGTCTCGCGCATCTTGCCCACGAAGCCAACGGCTAGAGCTAGCTGTTTAAACGGCTTGCCGTGTTTGTGCTCCAGACCAACGCTCGCGTGGATGTGCTCATGCAATAGGGTTTCGAGGGCGCCTCGGGCGTCGAGTTTGGGGGATACGAATAACTCGTGAGTACCATCCGCGCTGTGGGAGGACGGCCAGCATTGGCCGATTGACTCTGCACCTTTGCCACTGCGCGAGCCTTGGGGAAATCCTACGCTGACGCGCCACTTGTACTTCGTCGCACCCTCGTGCCGCTTGATATGTGGAAGCACATAGCGTTCCGACGCCAGAGTTAACCACTCTTCCCGGTTCATGCAACCTCCTTTGGCGGCTGCGGTGCCCAGATATCGTCAATGGTGATTGTGTTCGAGTCGTACTTGTCCAGTCCACCTTGGATTAAGGTCAACTTCGGAGGACGGGGAGGAGTGATCTCAGCGGCCGGCACATAATCGTACTCAGCCAGCTGAGCCGCGGTACGTTCTGCCGCCCAGTCTTGCTCCCTTTGCTCAGCGAGTCGAAATTGTGCGTCCGTACGCGCGTAGATAAGTGCTGTCATCTCCACGCCATCTGAGCTAGTGACAGTGATCGGTCTATTCATTCGAAGCTCCAGATTCCAGATTCAGGAATTAAGAATAATCGGTTACGTCTCGGTCTGCAACCTGTTCTTTTGTACAGATTCAAAAAGCTCCTGGCTGATGATGGCCAGGGCGGGATCATGGCGTTTCACGATAGGGCCCTCAGACCGCATACGGCGCGTTTTGAGCTTACTGTCCCGTGCCCCGCCAATAGTCTCCCGAGCCCCCCAGATCACGGCGCCCGTGTAGCGACGATTAGCCAGGATGCCTTGCAGAGTGGAGCGGCTCCAGGCCATCCCATTAGGGGCTCTATCTGCGGGAAGTGTACGGGCGATCAATCCGAGGGACGCGCCAGCAGCACGGCGAACAAAGATAGCGCGCACGACGGTCGCTTCTTGACCATAGATAGCGCCGTCGCGGTAGCCGTAGCAGCGACCCCCCGTGCTTTTCCTGGCCAAGGCTAAGCCCTCCATGCCCCGACGCGTGCGGTAAGAAATTTCGCGACGCGCCTGCTCAGCGATAGCCAGCTTGATGGTGACCACCATCCAGCCATCACGACGGGTGTCGTCTCCGACGCAGGTGACAAGGTTAATGGCGCAATCTTCAAGCTCCGCCGAACGAGAGCCAAACTCTGCTCGGTTGCGCCAAAGTCTGGAAATATCCTCAGCGATAATGAGGTCAAACTGCCCGAGTCGAGCGGCGTCGAGCATGGCTTGGTAACCAGGGCGCGCAGCTGTGCCTCCTGATATGCCCTCATCTGAAAATCGGTGGGATATCTGCAACCCGTGAACATGAGCCACGCGTTCGCACGAACGATATTGGTCACTGATTGACTCCTCTCGTTGAAGATCCGTCGAAAAACGGGCGTAGAGGGCAGCTCGCATGGCACTTGCTCCATCTGTGGTACTGCCACAGCGGGTAAATGAAGAGGCGCCAGCCTAGCTCATCTCGCAGGGTCACGTCAAGAAATTCTTGACCATCCGCTTGACGGACCGAACAAGTTATATTTAAAGTCACCTTTTCTTCCCCATGTTCTCTACTTGTTCTCGAATCACGTCAATCCAAGTTTGTAACTTATCTAGTTGCGCAATGACGCGTTCGCGCTCCAAAAATGTGAGTTTAGGATCCAATGGAGGGAGTATCTCTGCGCGGCGCCCATAATCCATCAAACTCCAAA